CTTAAGCGCAGGAAGGATAACAAACCAAGCTGTATAAGCTGACTTGTATGAACCATTACCACCAGTACGAATCGAGATAGCCATTATTTACTCATCCTCATGACCAGCGCAGTTGTCGCACAGTTGACATAAACACCCATACCCTCAGGAACCTTGAACAAGTTACCCCAATACCTTAATTCAGAGGGAAGCATATTGAACAAGTCACTAAAAATAGAACTAAAGCCAATATCATCAAGCAAGCTAGTAGCCACCAAATACGAAATACGAAGAAACTCAACAGAAACCATTAATTTAGCTTTAATCCACCACGTTTGAAGCCAAATCATTAATTGGTCAAAATAACTACCTGTATTTTCAAAGTAGTTAATAACAGTATCCATACCATCAGCAATATATTGAAAAAAATCAAACATCACAAAGCTCCTACTAATACTCGTATCCCTGCCACACCAAACATAAATATCACCACAGCAGATATTATTCCTGCATTGTCACGTAGCGTTTTTAATACTTGGTTTTCCTTATTAATCTCATGACCCTGCCAATTCAAACCCAAGTTATGAGAATTAAAATCACCACTATTTACACCAGAGTTGAAGTTAAAATAATTCTTAAAGTCATTGAGGATAGATTTATATTCATCCTTTAAGTTATCCACGTCCGCGCGTAAAGCTAATAAATCCTCACCATCATAAAGAAGGACAGGACCAGCACCCAAAGGGTCGGAAATGTCACCGATACCATCAATTTTTTCACCCAATCCCTCAACCGCACCAACAACATTACCAAAGCCCGTTTCGTTAGAACCTTGCAAATCATCGAGGCCATTACTGAGAGAAGCAAAACCACCATTCAAAAGATTGTTTGCTGATGTAAGCAACTGGTTAGTCTTATTTCCTATAGCTAAATCCGCTTGCCCTTGGCGCTCTAATGTATCCTGTAAGTGATTAGCCGCATCAACTGATGTATCAGTGTTCAAATCAATAGACGCCTTAAGAGCATCAAGCGCTGATTTAGACTCAGCATGATTTTTATTCAAGTCATTGTTGATACTGGTTAGTTGTTTGTTCATATCCTCATTCATTGCCTTAATCGCTTGATTAGCATCAGGCTTATCATCAACATCAGGCTCAGGCTTATCAGGCTCAGGATTGCCAGAGCCGCCACCATCAGGCTTATCAGGCTTGCCTAAATCACCACCAGTAGGCGGATTAATATCCGTATCACCTGCGCACTCAGGCCAATCAGGAGAAAAGATAGTGCACGACTCAGGAGGAGGAACATCACAGTAATCATTCTCAGCGTTACAACACATACCGTATTCTGGATTCCAATCAGGATGATTTTCATCACATTTATTTTCATCATCCAAGCACTGAGGCCACGATGGAGAACCTGGCTCACAACCCTCCGGAGGTGGAGGAGGAATGTCACAATTAAAAGAATATTCAGGCGGATTAATCGAGTCATTGCACATTGACTCAAACGTACCGCCCTCGTCTAAACACTGACGTTCGGCAGTTTGCAATAACGACTGATACTCTGGTGAAGAGCAAAACTTAGGCGGAGGCGGAGACTCACACTCACCCGTATCTGGATTGTAAATCTCATCTTCGGAACACGTTGGAGGCTCCACACACTGACCCGTTGATGGGTCCCAAATGGCATCCTCCGAACACGTTAATTCATAGCGCTTCCACAACGCAACAGCGTGCTCCTTATTGCTCCAACCCATATAAAGAGAGTCATAACCAACACCCGCGATTCTGCTATAAGTGTGGTTAGGCCAATTGGGAACTGGTTTCCCTAAATAGCACTGAGCAACTTGGTCTCTATCCACGATGTTCTCACCAACCGAAAGACAGCCTACCGGAACCCAAACCTTAGTAACCTTGTAATAAATCACCTCTTTGGAATACGCACCAAAAGAACAAACCGAAAAAGCGAGCAAAAGCAAAGTGCGAACTGAAATACTCATAAATAAACCTATAAAAAAACGCCCCACTAGGAGGCGTTTATTCCAGACTTGAACCCACCGAGAAACGCCCCAAAGTGCGCGACGGCGAATATCAGCGTTAATACGGCGGTCAACGTCTCCTGCATGATTACGACTTCATGCTACCCATGATGTGACGAAGACCGAAGCCAAGAGCAGCAAGACCGATTAGACCAACAACAACTAGCGTGTAGTTAGACTGACCAGAAGTAACCGCTCCGTTGATAGCAGTAGAAATACCGTTATCAGTAGCGAACGCAGAACCAGAAGCAACAACAGTAGCTAGAGCGATGATTGATTTTTTCATAGGAATATCTCCAAAGTGTTTTACAAGGTTTACCCTCGACCGAGGGCTTTTAAAATTCGTCCGAGCACATGACCGGACACAAATGAAAGCAGCAGATAACCTGTTATTTCAGTGAAAAATGCTGCATTGATATCAAACTCCAAGTTTGCGCCTAGTGACATTCTTGTGTAGTCGTCATTGCTAACTATCACAAAAGCACATCCCGCTAATGGCTCGTATGGGAAAGCCTTAATCGAGCCATCAGTGAGGACTTTGGCACAGACTGAGAGAGTCATAATTCGTCTTCTAACTCAGCAATCTTGAAATCAGTAACAAGGTTACGTTGTGGATTTTCTGGGTCAGGCTCAAGAGTCAGAACACACTTAACAGGGAACTGATTCTGAATCTTATCGAACTCGATAAGCAGAGCAGGGCTAGCCGCCATTGGCATCTGCTTTTGAGTTAAACCGTAAGCCTTACAAACACCCTTTGCAGACTTCCAACCTTGGTTTGGCACAAGGAAGTTAAGTTGAGCAAAGTTATAAGGCGTATCATCTTTCTTAGAAAGACCTTGTGAATGCTCACAACCCGCAACAATAACAGTTAATGTGTTACTCATTTTTCTTACTCCAGATTGATTAGTTGTAAACCCCGACCGACTGGAAAGTTTATCCGGTCAGGAATATCAGTAATATCTAAACCCTCAATGAGTCGGCTAATAACTTTCTCATGACAGTTTTTCTCATCCGCATATAACTGAGTCATTAAGTTAATTAATTTCCCGTATTGCGTTTTCGCATGTTTAATTGCGTTATCCAGTGTAGTATTAAACACAGCCTTAACCGTAGGAATAAGAGCCGGAGAGACACTAGGAATTAAATTTGATAGAGCAGGATAAGCACCCGCAAAATATTGGTCTGAATCCGTTAATACATCCAAAGGAATAACACGGTATCTATTACCAATTTGAACCTCAAAGCGATTCCAATCTGGAAAATCCTTTGATTTCAATTGAGCACCTTTATGGTAAGCACGGAATATTTTTCCGTTCTCACGAGCACCCACATAAAACGTATGACCCGCATCAGGAACCAGACCGCATTTTTTACGGTCTTCCTTACTCATACCGCGACCACCCCAGAATTCGCCCCACGAAGGAGGAGTGCCACGAGTAATAAATTCCCCGTTGATGTAACGCTCTTTAATATCGTTAATCGACACATTGCCTTGCATATCATCAAGCGCAATATCGACACGCGTTAGTTTGCAAGCTGGCATCTGCTTCAAAGCGTATTGAAGCTTAGCCATGTTTACAGCCTCGCAACCTTTACCAGAGAACGACACATAAAAGCCGAAGTTAGCCGCACCCCATGCCACTAAACCCGCTTGAGTGCCGTTACACAGTAACTTTGCACAGTAACGATAACCAGAAAAGCCGCCGCCTCGACGTTGGATTTCCCAATGATTACCGTCATAACTAATCTCGTTTTGAAGCACCTCAAGAAACGACTCAATCTCACCATGACAAAGCACATCAAGCATATCGATACCGATGTTAGCAATCAAAGAGTCGTAGCATTCCTTGAATGATTTAGACGTATCAACAACTAAATCAGCGTTTTGCAATTCCTTGTCAGCCGCCGCATAGTACAAATCACGGTTAGCGAACTCGGTAGACTCATCACAACCAAGAACGTTAGCCAAGTTCTCCATAAAGTAAGCAACTTGTGTCTTCTCACGATGTGCAATAGCCACAGCGTTTTGTGATTTAAACTCATTGATTTGAGTAATCGCAAAGCGTTGTTTTGCCATCTCTTTACAGCGCTCCAAAAGCTCAGGCGAACCAGAGAAGCTAACGAAGTCGATAATTGTCTTATTCATTGCTGTAATCCACATCAAAAGCACCAGACTCACGTAACTCAGGCTCATTTTCATGAGTGATTTGAATCAGTTCGCGACCCTCATCACAAGCGAACATGTACATCTCACGCTTGTTTTTGAAATACTCAGGTTGACCATCTACAGAGCACCAGAAACCATCCGAATGCTGCTCGAAGTAAACAGGGCGTTTTTCTGGGTTGTGAAGTTCAAAAGTCATTTCAGAGTCTCTCAGGGGTGTCGAGTACATTAATTTCTGTAGTGATTAAATACATAATTCTCTGTATCGTCAATACAGCAATTTTTGTGTTAAACGGCTAAAATTTAAAGAGAAAACAATGGAAGGAATTTATAAATGTACATAAACCAATTGATTGAAGCGTATAAAGCGCACATGAATTATGTCCAATACAAGCAAATCGCCATGGATTTAGGCGTAAGCCCTCAAATGCTAACAGAAGTTAGAAAAGGCAGAACGTATCTCAATGAAAATCAACTACTTATGATGGCTGATGCTGTAGGCGAAGATACAGAAAAGGCTTTAGTAGGTTTGGCGATGGATAAAGCCAAAACTCACGCAGCACAGCAAGGATGGAAGAACATCGCAAAAAAGTTTAACGGGCTAGGTTTATCAAGTATTTCAATGAGTTGCGGAACATTACTGATAGCTAAATTAGAAGCTGCTAAGTGCGTATTATGTATATTATGTTAA